CATAATGTTTAGCTATCAACCCATATTTTTTTTCTTCTTTATCTCTTGTTCTACATTCCGGTGTGTCTATCTGCCAGAGTCTAATCCGCTCATTATTTTTCCATATCCCAAATCCTAGGTCTATGTCTACGTCTAGGGTGTCTACATCAACGATTCTAGCTATACGGCAATTGTAAGTAAACATTAGTATTCCTTTTTCCAGTTAATGCCTTTTGTCTTACGACCCTTAGCCACTGCTTTATAGTGAGCATCAATGGACGCAGAGTGCCAGTACATATCAACAAGCTCTCGTTTCATCTTAGATACAAGCATCTTAGTTACTGTATTTTTACCGAACAAAGGTTTAATTGTTGCCCACCTACTTCCTATAGTAATCTCACAGTTGCGCCAACCCTCGAGGTAATACTCAGTAACAAAAGTATCACCTCTCTTAGCATTAACTAACTGATCTTTAATTAATAGATGTTGCTTCATTGTCTGTCACCTCTTTGACCTCGTATACATAACTTTCAATATGTTGTGTCTTATGTTCTTGAGATTCCCAAAGCTCTTCATACATATCTGAAAATGTTTCTCTGGCTTCTTGCGGTGTGTTAGCCTCAACCGTAAAGTAATGTACAGTCTGTTCTATCTCACTAACAATAAACTTTTTCATATTAAAACCTTTTCTCAGTAATATACTTAACAATCATGGAAGGCATTTCATCTTCTATCATTTTAAAGTTTCGTAACCTCCAGATCTGCTGACGCTCAGCCTCGTTACTAGCATCAGCAGAGACTTTACGCTCATAGAATATTAGAAACTTTTGAAATACAGGAGGAGGATCGACGCTCCATAAATGCCACAAATAACACCATTGATCTTCTACTTTATCGTAAAACTCTTTATGTCCTAACATATTATTTCTCCTAGGCTGCTAGTTTATGTAGAAACTTCTGAACTTTATCAGCTCGCTTAGCCCTAATAGATGCAATGTTAGGCTGTGCTGACTGTCTTCCTGCATTGGAGTGAGTAGACCAATCAGTAAGAGCATTATAAAACGCCCACTTATTCTTACCTAACTTACGCTGATATCTATGCCAAGCAAGGAACAAGTAATTAAAAGTAGTATTACGCTGCATCTCATGCAAACTATAATAGATTTTATCCTTGTCCATTCCGGCTATGTCTTTGATAAGATCAGTAGCTTCTGAGTTATCCATAGGAGTATGATGCCACTCATGCCAGAGGTGCTGCTCATTCTCAAGTATTTTAACTGAGCCACCCACCACAGCGGCAGCATGCTGTATGTTTAACTTTCTGCTATGCCTTGCTTTATAGATTGTACTAGCACCACTAGTAAATACCTGACCATTCATACAGGCTGACTGCCTAGCACCTACTGATAGTATGAATGCAAAAGTACCATCATAGCTATTGACACCCAAGAAACTAAGGTGTGCTATGTCTCCATCAGGGGTAGTGATCTCATGCTTTGGAAGCACATGAGTTATATAACACTTAGCACCTGATGCATCAGTAACAATCTTCTCCTCAATGCCTTCGATATCTAGCCCACTTCGAGCGATAATCTGGCGTTGGTTGTCGATCATATCTTTGTGTTCAACTAACTGATAGTTAGCACCACAGTAACCTAGTACTGAACCGTTGTTCGGTCTGACAATTGCATACTTATCAGTCTTTACAGTTCTTTCTGAGCCATCGAAAGTTAAGTCATGCTTGTAGTACAAAGGACGTTTATCTACTTCAAAGTCTGCTGAGCCGTAGCCTTGAGCGAACAAAGGGTTTATATGAGTTACAATGCTATTCATTTTTTTTCTCCTTTTCGGAATATTGAATCAATATATACTGGATTTTTTGGATCAAACTTCTGCATACCACGAGGTATCTGATTTATGACACCCCCACTGGCTAGGTATTCTCGGATTTGAACTGCTATTTCATCCCTCATTTCTTCTTTAATTTTTAATGTATCAGTCTTCATCATCATAATAATCCTCCTGATCTGCTAAGTATTCAGCACGTTCTATTTCAATATCATTTTCTTCTTGCTCTTCTTGCCATCTGTCAAGGTCTACTATTACTGGATCTTTATCCACTATATAAACTCCTTACTGGTCACCTTAATCTTTTTTATTTCAACGTGTATTTCGGGATACTGCTCTTCTGATTTTTGTTTAAAGCTTTCGGCTTCCTCTCTTGTATTAACTAGCGGATAGCATCTGTGACCGTTATAAATTAACTGATATTTAGCCATGATTCTTTTCCTCCCTTACTCCCATGCCTTCATCACCATCTTCGTCAATATAATTAACAAGAGTAATACTTCTGATGAACCCCGGCTCAGGATTTTCTATATCAAAGAAACACATTTGCTCTAGCATTTGTAAAGCGTGTTGTTTTTTATATTCTTTTGTTAGCATTTCGGCGGTCTCCAATAGTTTATAAAGATTTTTTAAAGCCTTTCACTATCGTTAAAGGCTTTAAAAATCTTTTAAATTATATAATAATTTTATTTAATAATTGTATTGATGATAGATCTGCAAAGAAGTTAAGACTTCCTAACGCTGAAGCCCTTTGTTCCTTTGTAGAACCCTTTCGAGTTAATGATCCTACTGCTCCATCTTCATCTAGAAATCTAAGATCTGTATCATCAAAGCTTACTAGTGGGATAGAAGAATCTTCAATCTCTACAGTCTTTGGTATTTTAAATTCACCCTTAGCCTCTTTAGTATTAAAAGCTATAGCTGTATTAAGACCAAACTTTATAGCCTTTATAGTATCTTTAATGCACCTTAAGTTATTAAAGCTTGCGGAATAAGTTAGGTGATAGTTAGGCAAATCATTCTCGATAACCCTCTTTAGATTCTTCGAGTAGTCATAGAATTGCACATCAGGTAATGCTTTAATAACTCGTGACCAATCTAGATCTGACGTACCATTTAATCTGATGGCATACTTTTCTGTTCTATTCTTTTCAATCTCTCTAATTAAATGCCTCTCAAAGGCCTCAGAATCCCGCAGGAGAGCGATTGTCCTTCGATACATAGCTAACTGACCATTAGCCATAGCGAGCCTCCCAGAGGCTTCTAGGCAGTCCTCGTCGCATCCTGCTTTCTTAGCATGAGAGCATATAGTTTTGATACTTACTGAATCAGCAGGTTTGAGGTACAAGATGCCAGTTTTATAGTTTAACTTCTCACCCTTGGCAATCTTGGTCGAGCTGTTGAACCCTAGCAAGGGCAAATCCTTGTCCATATAAGGTTTGTTCAGCTTGTATATCTTTAAAGCTTTGGTTGTAATAAGCACAGTATACTCCGGTAATTAATATAATTAAAAGCCATAGCGTTATAATGACATTTGTTCTCGACATAACTTACCTCTCAGGTATTTATCTTGCCAATATTCATTGTCAGGCTGAGAAAGAAGCACTCTTAACTCATGCCTATTCATTTTATCTGCAAACTGATACCAACCTATCTTGTTGTAATCGTTGAATAAATATGCAAACTCTTTATCTGCTGCCCAATCTTTCATAGCCTGTATACCTCTTTTTTTGCTGAAATATTATTTAACTCACATACCTCTACCATTGCTTCAGACGCTAACTTATTCTTAGAATAGTCTTCAGTATGTAAAGGAACAGGGATGTAGCACCCTATTATATTATAATAAGCCTTCTTAGACTTGATCATATAATCTACAAAATCACGAGGGGCAGTAATAATAACACCTGCTCCACCAAAGTCATGCCGAGGCTTTCGCTTAGGGGATCTAGTTAAAGATTCATAAGCTGCTAAGTACATTTCATTCCAAACTTCATCGTAGTTCATATGGCTAACTCATTTAAATTAGTTACTGTTACAGTGTAACCGAGCCGCTTAATCAGCCCGATGTCATCAGTAGTTAATGTTTTATTCTTGCTTAGATAAGTAAATAGCTCTGAATCCATGCAAGCCGGACGAATAATCTTGCGACCATAAGAGTGGTGTACTGTTACTTTGATATCTTTCATTAGTGTAGCTCCTGTGGGACGATAGTTAAGGTGTCGCTGAAGTAATCATGAAGTGTTCGGGCAGCTATTTCATATAGCTGATCTTCCGTCATGGCTTCAACCAGTGTCATAAAGTAAATGTATTTAGCTTCTTCGATGTCGTCTGCTTCAATAGATATAACCTTCTGATTTACATCTTCATCGGCTGTAAAGTTATAAATTGTCATTCACTCATCCTCTATTAAAAACCATAATATAATTATCATGCTGAACAATATCATCAGCGCAGTATTCATACTGACACCACTAAAACTTCGTCTTGCTTTGCAATATCACGATGCCAGTTAGCTATAGTAGCTGCCAAATAAAAAGGCACTGGGTCACAATTAACTACTGTGCCATTTACAATAACATTATACATAGTTAATCCATCCTCTGATGAGCTGTGGCATTGATGCCATATTGGTTTAAGACCTCGGCAAATGCTGAAGCCCATGCAAAGTTCTTAGCCATAGACTGCGTTCGAGCTTGACTATAAACTGTGTAGCCACCGTAGTAGCTATCTCTTGCTCCAATGCCTATCTTCTTAAGATAAGACACAAATTTACCTCGAGCAGGTCTAATAGTGACCCATCCAAAGCCACATGGCCCATCTTCGATGGTATAAACCTTCGAGCCATCTGTAATATACATTGGATCTGCTGTAGCCTCAGTGGCTGATTTAGCGGCTTCGATTATTGCATCTGTAAGAATATCTTTAGGTAATGTCATTTTGGTTGCCTCTCGGTTTGGTGGACGGTGCGGTGTAAAGCTTTCTAGCCCTTACACTTCCTGTAAGGGCTATAAAGGTTTATATAATTATTTAACTTTTTGAAATACATAATGAGTGTGGCTGTGCCTTCCGGTAGGTAAACTGATGCCCACTTTAAACTTGCCAGTATATGTAATTTTATAGGGCGAGTTAACCAAGTAATGCTGCTTGTAGACCAAAGTCCAGAACGGGTTAAGTTTATACTTTAATACTTGAAACATTCTGAAACCTCATAAGGATGACTAAATCTAATCTTGCAGCAGAAGCTAGGCTTATCATTAAGATCATTAAACTCTGAGAAGAATGGGCCTTCGAAAGGCCAAGGCTCAAAGTTAAGATGAGTGTACTTAGTTATTAAACTATGCATCCAAGTCTGAATATCTGCTAAATCTTCATAACTGTCTGGTTCGTGACCTTCGGTCAGAAGTTCTATAGCCCATACAGGTAATACTACTGTAGTTGTATTTCTCATATTTAAAACTCCAGTGAAGCCCCCCGAAGGGGGCAGTTAACAGTTAGCCTCGGACAGCGAGGAGGATTTGTGCAAGGCCATCTTCGATGGATTCAATCTTCTGCATCTGTAGAACTGCTGTCTCTTCGAGGAAGGTAATTCTAGCATCTATGCCCTGATCAACTGCTTTAGCAGGTGCTTTAGCCTTTGGAGCTGCCTTAGCAGCCTTAGCCTTGGGTGCTGCTTTAGCAGGAGCTTTAGCCTTCGGAGCTGCTTTAGCAGCCTTAGGCTCATCCTTGAGGCCGTCAGCCTTAACTAGCCCAATGATTACCTTCGGTAACTGAGTAGCGGCGAAGTACTCTTGAATCTTGCCATGAGTAATCCCTTCAGGATTTGTATGCATCAGGGTGGCAAATATACGCTTAGACACAATTTTCCACTTGACTCGAGGAATCTCATTAGCCTCTATGAACATAGAGGTGAACTTGTTGCTGACTGCCCAAATTTGCTTGCTTGAAGCGATTGCTGTTGCAGGAGTGTTATATGTAGTCATGTTATGTACCTTTGTGTTGTGATGTGATTTTTGGTGTCGCCATTTCGGTGACGGTTTCCATTAGAGACACAGGGTCGATTTTCCGTCAACTCCTTTCCCTTGCATTATGCGGTTGTGAAAGAGCGAGCATAGCGGCGTGATTAACACCGTCGAGGTTCTGTTGTCAAGGGTTTCCCTGCGCATTATGCGGTTGTGAAACACGGCGCATAGCACTTTGAGCCGAAACTGGTCAAGCTGTTTCCCTACGCATTATGCGGTTGTGAAACAACGCGAGTAACATCGGCGGTGGTCTTGGTCAAGCTCTTTCCCTGAGCATTATGCGGTTGTGAAAGACGCACGAGGAGGAGGTCAAAACTTAGGAGATTTCTAGAGATCTTTATAGATCTCTAGAGTTTTCTTTAAACTCTCTAGAGAGTTTAGGAGGGAGGAGGTTAATGCTGTAGGTTCTTGAAACTATTAGTTTCAAGGGTCTCTAGAGTTTTACTCTAGAGGCTCTTTAGACTCTACGAGTCTATGTAAACTTGAAGGGAAGCTCTACGAGCTTAGGAATCTCTGGAGCTTCAAAGATCTCTAAAGACTCTTGAGTCTTTAGAGGCCTCCCTAGAACTGGCTAGACTAAAGTCTAGGCTCTAAAGTCTCCCTAGTCTTTATAGACTAGGGAGGGGGCAGGAGGCCACCCCACCCCCCCTATAGTATATATACCTGCTCATACATTTTGGAGGACTTTAGAGTGTTAACAAGTCTTGGGCCGAGGAATCTCTAGAGGGCTAGGAAGCGTTACTAGTCCGTTTAAGACTGTAAAGCAGTTAGGGCGGGTATTTAAAAGACTTAGGCGGGGTGAGTGAGATCTTTATAGAGCTATAAAGAAGGTCTTACTGTTACTTCACTATTATCTATATGTGACCCGGGGGGTCTCAAGAGTATTATACAGTTATTTTCACCATTTGTCAAGTATTAATTAGTTTCAAAAAGTACTTGACAAAAGATAACAAAGCATGTATAATACCACCATGAGCAACAAAAAAGAACTTACAATTAAACAACAAGGTTTCTTGGACGCACTAGTAGAAACAGGAGGTGATCCTAAGAAAGCTGCGGTACTAGCAGGGTATGCTGAGAATAGTCATTGGCAAGTTGTCAAATCACTCAAACATGAAATAATCGATTTAGCCTCTAACATCTTAGCACAATCCGCACCACAAGCAGCAATGAAGCTAGTAGAAGTAATGCACTCTGATGTGCCTATTCCTCAAGCTAATCTCCGTCTACAAGCAGCCCAAACAATACTAGACCGTACAGGCCTAGGAAAACAAGATAAGCTAGAAGTCAATAACAATGTAAGTGGTGGGTTATTTATTATACCCGCAAAGGCTACATATGAGGCGAACTAGCAGCACCATACCTTTTGGCTATAAGCTCTCCAAAGACCCTCATTACTTGGAGCCAGTACCAGAAGAGCAGGAAGAACTAGAACACATTAAAGATCTAGTAAAATCTAAAGCACTATCCTTGCGGGATGGGGCTGATTGGTTATCCTTCTCTACAGGTCGTACTCTCAGTCATGTTGGACTAAAGAAGATAATAGACAAAGATGCAAGAAGATTGGAAGGATCATCCAGAGAACTACCTAACGAATGAAGACGGAAGTTTTGTCCTCAAGAAAGACGGTACTCCAAAGAAGAAAACGGGGAGGCCTAAGGGTTCTAAAGGACGAGGCTACAACTTCCATTCAGAGACTAAAGCTAAACTTGCAGCAAAGAAATCTCTACGAGAAAAAGAAAGAAAAGCAGAGAAGCTTAGGGTAAAGCTCCATCAAGAGCGAGAAAAGCTCACTGCTGCTAAAGAAACTCTAGGGAAGCTCGATAAGCCTAATAGCAATAAGCTTATAACTGAAGATATTCTTCAGAGTGTTCCTAAGGCTCTACGCGAAGAAGCTAACGACAATGTTATCTTCAGGCCTAATCCCGGCCCTCAGACTGACTTCTTAGCAGCTCCTGAGACGGACGTACTGTACGGTGGAGCAGCAGGGGGTGGTAAGTCCTATGCGATGCTCATAGACCCTCTTAGATACGCTCATAGGGCCGCTCACAGGGCTTTGATCATTAGACGGTCAATGCCAGAGCTAAGAGAGATTATAGACAAGAGCAGGGAGTTATACCCACAAGCCTTTCCCGGCTCTAAGTACAAAGAAGTAGAAAAGCTCTGGACGTTCCCTAGCGGGGCTAAAATAGAGTTTGGGTTCTTGGAACGAGATGCAGATGTCTACCGTTACCAAGGTCAAGCATATTCTTGGATAGGCTTTGACGAGATTACACATCTCCCCACAGAGTTTGCTTGGAACTACCTAGCATCTCGATTGCGTACTACAGATCCAGAAATACAGACGTACATGCGTTGTACAGCTAACCCCGGCGGCTCAGGGGCGCATTGGGTAAAGAAGAGATACATAGAGCCAAACGAGCCTAATGAACCTTTTACAGGTCATGATGGTCTAAGTCGTAAGTTCATTCCTGCTAGGTTAGATGATAATCCTTACTTAGCACAAGATGGACGTTACGAGCAGATGCTTAAAGCACTCCCCGAGGTGCAACGCAGACAGTTACTAGAAGGTAACTGGGATGTAGCAGAAGGAGCAGCCTTTACAGAGTTTGATCCTTTTGCACATGTTATCATTCCTTTCGAGATCCCTATAGGGTGGGAAAGGATTAAGGGCATTGACTACGGTTATGCCTCAGAGAGTGCTTGCATATGGGCAGCAGTAGATCCCAGTGATGGTACTTTAGTAGTCTACAGAGAATTATACAAAAAAGGGTTGACAGGTGAAGATCTTGGTTACATGATAACTGAGATGGAGGCTGCTGATCCTTTTGCAGTACCCGGAGTTCTTGATGGGGCTGCATGGGCTAAGACAGGTGCTACAGGGCCAACAGTAGGCGAAGCACTGTTAAAGATGGGACACAAGCTAAGAAGAGCTGACAAGTCTCGTATACCCGGAAAAATACAGATTCACGAATACTTAAAGTTTCAGCAAAGCGGTAGGCCACGATTGCAAATATTCAATACTTGCCCGAACCTGATACGCGAACTTCAAAGTATTCCTTTAGATAAGTCAAACCCTGAAGATGTGGACACACATGCTTCGGATCACGCATACGATGCGCTAAGATACTTAATAATGTCTAGGCCTCGTATCAATGATCCATTAGCACGTATTAGGCATTTACATATGGAACAAGCCTACACGCCAATAGATTCAGAGTTTGGGTATTAACCACAGGGAAACCTTATGAAGGACAATACATTAACCGGAGCAGACAACATCTATTTTAGTGATGTTGAAGGCGAAGAAGGCTTAGAGCTAAAGCTCGAAGAGTCCTTACACAATCAGTTTGTTGGTATCATTACTGATCGTTACGCTGCTGCTCAACAGGCTCGTGATCATGATGAGTCTAGATGGATTAATGCCTATCATAACTATCGTGGGTTATACCCTAAGCATGTTAAGTTCCGAGAGAGTGAAAAGTCTCGGGTGTTTGTTAAAGTTACTAAGACTAAAGTACTTGCTGCTTTTGGTCAGTTAGTAGATGTAGTCTTTGGATCTAACAAGCTCCCTATAGGAATCAG